TATCAAACAAGAATCCAGGTGATGTATAATCACCGTCCCAGTCGGTTGTTCTAAATCCATTGGCTTTAATTCTTTCCTGTCTGTACCCTGTAGGCTTATCAAAAATAACATCATTAAAAACTGTTCTATCATTAAAGATTGTAACATGTTCCTTTAGTACATAATTTACTTTTAGATAATAAATTCCTTCATTGGTATTGACTGTGTTTATCTTAAATGATTGGAAAGATCTTAAAACATCTATATTTTTAATATCTATAGATTCGCCGGTATCTTTTAATATATTGTATTCGTAGAATCCGTCTAGTAAATTATCTCCTACACCAACATTTTTTTCAATAGTTAAACTCTGTGCACCTGGGCTTATAGTTAACAATGCACCCACGCTCCAGTCATGCCTAGTCCAAAACATGAATTCTTTAGAAGCAGTAATAAAGTCTTGTACTACTTGATTATTAGAATCATAATTATCAAACTTAAATCCTTGACTTTCTAACCATGCTTGATATCCTAAAAGAAAATCTACAACAGATTGTACAGTTGGCAATAAAGTTCCGTAACTTAATTTCTGAGAATTAAATCTGTTAAAGTTTCTTCTACGCTGTGCCACTACCCCGCCAATTATCGGTAACTCTGGTAGTTTTGTCCACTGTGTTCCGTCAAACACATCACTTGATGTGTGTGTGCTTTTGGATCTATAAAAATCATTTCTGTATTGTACTATTGCTCCATTATTAAAAGTTTGGTCTCCTGACCAGTTTATAAATGTTGCACTTACGCCGCCGACTGTTATAACAGGATCCTTTTGATTAGGAACAGGAACAAAATAGTTAAAATACGGATTGATATCATCATATCCATTAATAACCCAACCGCCTTCACTCTTTTCAAAAATAACGCCACTATAAACAATACTTGAAATAGGCGAGCTAACATTAAAAATTATATCGTAATTTTCTTGCGGAATAAACACACTAGAACTTGTTGAATTAGGACTCTTACTATCTAGCAAATATTTTTGTTGATCACTATCAACAAATCCAGAAAGTCTAGAAGTTAATCTAACATTTAGATCGGAAATCATTTCTTGTCCAACTGATACATCTTTTCCTTGATATTTAAGATAGGAAGAAACATAAGAACTTATCCCCGATGTCTGTGTACCGCCAGAAACCGGTAATAATAAATCAGAAGTTTTTAAAAATATACCAGTTACTTTATCAACAATTTGATTTGCTTTGTTTCTCTTAGTCTTATACCTATCAAAATTACTAATAATAAATTCAAATGGTCTCAATAATGATAGAGCCATTATTTTAACAAAAGGAAATTCTGAACTTGATCTGTACGCATATTCAACCGGAGAAATATCGCCTAATTTAAACGGGCCTTTGTTGTTAACAAGAGTAAAGTTACCTGCAAGTCCGGAGTCTAACGGACTTAACAAATTTCCATCGCAATCACAAGGTATATGTTTGGATAGTCCAGGACGTTTATATCTATCATATATCCCTTCATATTCACCTTGTCTAATTATTCCTGCTTCAAGATCGTCCCATAAAATTAAGTTACCGCTAGTATATGGTGCTGCTCCATATTCAGTTTCCCACCATGTTGGCTTTTCACTGAACCCTAACATTTCCCACGGACATCTATGCGGTCTGTCAGTGTCGTAGAACCATTGATATACTCCTCTCCAATATCCTGGAAGATTTTTTGTTCCGGTTGGATCTGTCATGTCTGAATAGGTGTATGTAAATGTTTCGTTTTCTTTTAAATATTCGTTTTCAGTATATGCAAGATTTGTGTTTGCTATCCATTTTAAAAATTCTTGATTAACTACATCGTCCTGCTCAAATTTTGTAAATAATGCATTTCCGTAGTATCCTCCAAAATTTGCATCTATGTCAAACACTTTAGAATCATAATTCTGTTTAATATTATTATAAATTCTATATTCAAGTTCTAATAATAAGTCATCTCTAAAATCACCCCAAGCAACAGTTATACTTCCGTCGTGCCCTTGGATTACCGTTTGAGGTTCCCTATAAGTATCGTCTACAAATATCATCGGAGTATATTTTTTGTATAATCCCATAGACGTTGGTGTTGCTGGAATATGACTATTAGCAGTTGAAATATATTCTCTAATTTCTATTTTGTCGCCTTCGACTAATTGTTTTAGAATTGTAACATACCCGAATGTTGAATTAAATTCATAATCTCTACCAGCAAGTAAAATTTGATTATTAAGATAGATATAAACTGCTGTTCTACTTAATGTTTCTAAATCAAATTTTTCTGTAAGGCTAAAAGTTTTAATTCCTATATCTTCTACAATATATTCAAGTTTGGTATGTGCACCTGATCCGATCATATCCGAATCGCTAAATGGACTTTGATCGGACTTCGTTCTAGTTAAATCTTCAATAATGTTATCTAACAAATTATTAACATTATTATCAAATTCTACTTCATTTGATTTTTTAATAAAGTTATCTTTAAATGTTGAATATTGTTTTTTAGCGTATTGTATTGATTTAATTAGGCTTGTATTCTTATCACATAACAATGCAAGTGCTACTGAAGATATTCCACTATGCTTTAGGAAACGCTTTGCATTATTTTGAAATTCTGAAATATCTCTGAGGTTAGAAACACCCGGTAACGACCCAGTAAATCTATCATCAAACTCTAGTGCAGTCCTTACATGATCTGCAGCCTGACCAAAAGTAAAATTATCTAAATCCTCATTGAGAGGATTTTTTTCTAATCCAACTGGTATTTCATAATAACCTTCTTGTGGACTTATTTCAGCAACCAATTGTATTGTTATAATATCATTTTTGTTAAATGTTTTATCAAACGTAAAAACAGTATTAGTTCTAGTATAGGCATTTTTTATTTTAGTACCGTTTAGATAAAAATTAATTTTTGCATCTGCAGGAAGATCATCCCAATCAACTGTGTTAAGGACAACGTCGGATGTGTCCGACTGTAATTTTACAGAATCTACTATCGGTTGCAAGTAGTCTTTATTGGTTAACGTCCACCCGTTGTCTAATACTCCATTTATCTTGTAATATCCAGTATTAATGTTAGTGGTAAATTGTGTTTGTTGCATTGTATATTTGAATGATTGTGTGTCCCAATTCCAATCAAATAGTATATCACCGACATTGTCAATGTTAAGATATGATATTGCAAATCCTAATTCAGAATCTACTGTACTGTTTCCTGACTTATAACTTAGTATCTTACTGCCGTTAAATGTACTAACAGGATATGTATCTGCATCCGAGAAAGAAACACCGTCATTATTGTATCCGTCAAATAACGGAGCCTGATTAACTGATGTTTTTTCCTGGCTCTTAATCCAGTTTGTTCCATTGTAATGATACATCTTTCCTGTGTTAACGCCACCTCTTCTAATCAAGACGCATTCATTTAATACAGAATTTGTATCTTCTGCTTCTACTAAGTTAATCTGTGTTCTATTATTATGCTTAATAAAGTTAACAGTATAAATTTTATTGTTTGTTAAACTGTCTGCATCTGCTATTACAAGAACTCTTGCTCCTTGGAATAGAAATTCTCCGTCAATACTATAACCTGTACTTCCTTCAATACTAGAGAAGATGTCAGTTGTATAATCATCTACATAATCAACAGTCTTCTTAGCAGTGCCGCCGTGATTAAATAATTGTATATTTGCATGAAATTCAATAATTGGTCGTTTTGCTCTTAATACTTCTGCTGAATCAAAATCGTCACCTCTCAATCTATGAGAATATTCTAACACACTCCTATGGAACCATCTGTTATATCTTGACCATGGATTTGAATCTTTGCTTATTCTGTTAATTACAATATAATCTTTTTGTGCAGGATATTGCGATGCATCATCAAACGGTTGTGAATCAAAACCTTCGTTATCAAAAAGTATTTCCGGAACGTCAGTTGAAATAACAGGCGGAACTAAGTCGGAAAATTTAACTAACGAAATTGCTTTACCTACTCCTTCAACTAACCACGAACCTTCAGCATATGCTTCTTGTCCAACTTCGCCGTTAAATTCTAAAAGCATTCCATTAGATAACTCAACTCCATTAGAACTAGTATATGTTGTTTTGCCTACAATTTCTTTTTCGACATCTATGAATGTATTTGAATCAATATCTGCAATTATAAATCTTCCTAATCTATTAGGATCAGTTTCACTTTGATAGTATATAACATCTGGGGAATTTAACGGAACTTCAAATGTTAATGTTCCTACTTCAACACCGTTATTGGTTACACCGTTATTATAAAGTAACGAATTAAATGCTGCGGAAGAATCAACCAGTTCCCAATCCTGTGAATTAATATCAATACTGCTTCCATCTGCTGGTGATATTTCTACTTTGGCTCTCCAAAGTTTTCCATCATATACTGCTAGTTGTCCTGGGAAATATGCTTGTAAGGGTTCATAATTTAATGACCCGGTATCGTAATTTGTTCTAAGAGTAAATGCTTCTCCAGGAGAGTTTACTGTAAAGTTATATGTCTGTCCTCTATAAAGAGTAATATCAGGATTATTAGTAAACCCGTCAGGAGTAAACACCCAAGTCGAGCTAACTCCTTGATTAACTTTATATGTACTTACAATAGATTTTGCTTGACCTTGAATAGAAATTGTTGGAGGTCCAGCAGGTGCCCAATAGTATTCTCTATAGTTTATAAACTTGTCCCAATCAACAGGTGGGTTCCAACTATAATGTTCTTGGTATGTTGTCTTATCATCTCGTTCGCTAGTATTAGCAAAGAAATTTAGAATATTTTTAAAATCTAGATAATCGTAAAATTTAGTTACCGTCTGATCTTTTTCAACAGTAACTCCTGGTTCTAGTTGATAACGACTTCTTAGTGTTTGATCAGTATCTAGATAAACATCGTTGCCGTTATAAGTTTTTCCATATCGTCTACCAACGTATCCTGATAATTTATCAACTACACCCGGTTGTACAAGTGGATCTAAAACTCCTGATAAAAATTTATCATTGTTATCTGATCGAAATACATTTGGTAGTAGTTCCGAAGTTTTTCTAATTGGTACCCCACTATCAGGGAATTTTTTATTCTCAGCCATTAGTAACCTGAACCTCCGCTGCCTGATCCACTACTTCCACTGCTGCTAGTAGTTGTTGTACTAGTTGATGCTGTGGTAGTTGCTGTGTTAGTTGTACTGCTAATGCCAATCTCAGCGGCGGTAATACTTGTAACAATAGCAATGTCGTCAACTTTTGCACCGTTAGCAAATATTTCATCCGGTTTACTTTGTATTTCAAATAAGTTTCCAAATTGTTGTGATGTCTGTCTCGGAACAATAACAAAATTAGTAACGTCTGGACTTACTGAATTGATTACAAATGTTGTTAATTCACTAAGGTAAAATCTATCTCCAAAATCCCAATTATTAACATCAAAGAAATTGTTAATTGCAGTTACAATTCTAACCTTTAAATCGTTGTCATTAATTGCTTTACTAGGATTTTTTACAACCTTAAACTGTGCTTGTAAATTTGTAGATGCAGTTGACCCAAATAATACTTTATACTTAACTGGGTGGTATACTACTTCATCACTAATTGCTTTGATTGATGATAAGTAACCTCCAAAGTCAACTCTTAAACTATCTGTAGTCGGAGCAACTGGTTGTGTAACTGTGGCTCCGGCTAACCAATTTCTATATTCTGTATCATATGACCTTGTTAAGATAAACATGTCAACTATATTCGTTACACTAGGATCAATTCTTCTATCTTCACTAGCAGAATGTGTGTACTGAAATTTAATTTTGTTTCTTCCAATATGTGCTATGTATGTACTATCTAATACTAAAGTGTTTGTAGTTTTATCAACACGCTTTACATTATCTTCTGCAGAATCATAAAAATAAATTAATTGTCCGTCATCAAAATCATTAACATTTATCAATGATTGCTTTTGATAAACTAAAATTAAATTATTAGAATTATCAACTAGATTAAAAATTGTTGTTCCGTAACTATCTTTTTCTTGTTTAAAGAATAGATACTTTAGATCTAAATCTACGCCTGCTACACGTATAAAAGAATCAGGATCATCAATAACTCCATCGTCATCCTTATCGCTGAAAGATAACTTAATTTCTTTGTTACTTTCATATCCGTCGTCAAATGCAATAGTATCCGAAATTTCAAAATGATATTCGTTACTTAATTGTCCGGTGCCATCGCTAGTTGCATTGATGCCTAAAATGTTAATAGTGTCCTTAACTAGTTGTCCTGTAAGATTATTATATGCTTTTTCATTTTTATCAAAATAGAATCTATTCTGTTGTTCGCTACCAAAAATGTATTCTGTAGATCTTACTCTTACAATATATTGATCATTATCCTTAATAAATGCTACCACCCATGACGCATCTAAATTTTCGTTAGTTACATCACCTGCTTTACCTAAACTAAATGGACTTGTTAAATCTAAATTTTGTGTTTGAACTATTACCCATTCCGAATTAATAGTATCATATCTTAAACCAAAGTTTAAATTGTTAACGACTTGATTTGTCATTTCAGTTTCAAGTGCAGGAGAAATATCGTTAACAAACCTAGGAACAATTGCTGTTGCAATTGAGCCAGTTGGCACTTGATCGTTAAATGTAATAGGTCCTAACCCTGTAGCAAGAGCTCCTCTGCCAGCATTTGTGCCGTCGCCAGCAACACTTACAACTCTTACCCATTTATAAGTAGAGGACCCTGCATGATCTGCTTCGCCTGACATCAGTGTGCCGTCTTTCATAAAATGTTTTCCTGCCGGAGCAGTAAATTTTATACTTGATCCTGGAGTAATATATTTTAATCCACTAGTTGAATATGTTCCAACTTTTAGTAAGGCACTATCAATTGTGTTTTGAAAATATCCTGTTCCTATATTAGTTTTATTTGTAACTGCTGTCCATACTGTATTATCAGATGGAAATAATACCCTATCAAAATTTGTAAGATAAAAATTATAAACATCAGCATTACTGAATACTTTCTCAACTTGATTACGAATGAAGTTAATAATCTCTATACGGTTTACATATTTAAAACTTAAAACTTTTTCTGAATCTTTCTTATAAATGTACCCGTCACTGCCAAATACATTAATGGAACTATATTTTCCACTGGCATCGATAATATCAAAGTTTCGACTAATCCCGCTGGATGTTCTATTAATTGCTTTTACTTTTAAAATATTTTGTGAACCAGCAAGAGGAGCAAGATTATAATCCTCGCCTGTAATCATTCTGTTTTGTGTATAATAAACAGCAGGAGCATTTTGTCTAATAGAATCTGTAGACTCTGTTGCGGATGCTGATGAAACTGTTGACTGTAACTCTAAACCAATCTGTAGAGTATGCTGAACACCTGCTTTGTTTCTATAACCAACTGAAATATTAATTCCTTTCATTTCGTTTGGAGAAACTACATATTCTAATCCGTTACTAACTCTGTAATAAGTTCTAAATGTTCCCTGTGGTAAATTTCCATAGACACCATCTGCGAATACAAATTCAATCTTATCATTTTCTTTAGTATCAATTGCATAGATGTTTCTAGTGCTTCCAACCAAACTATTATAAGCAATGTTGTTACCTACAAGATTATTAACTTTTGACCACTGATCAGTTTGTACTCCAGATGAGTTAAGCGAGTATAACCACACATCATCATTATTAATATTCTCACTAAGAACGTCAATTCTTTCATTAGTCGTTGGAGAAGCAATTGTAAAATCAGCAAGTTCTAAACTACCTTGTTTAAACTGTAAATAGAATCCTGTGTTAGCACTTCCTGGACCGCCGCCATCTTGTCTATATATAAATCCTAATTGATTTCCAGGAGTCGGTGCTTCTTCATATATTTCTTCTGCGCCTTTAAATGCTGTGCTAATAATTTCAAATATCATCGATCTTCCTGCAACCGACTTATTAAAAGTAAATACCGGAACATCATTTGATGTTGTTCTAAACCTATATTGCTCCGTTGGAATGCCTTGTATTGTTGCTGACCCTTGACTACGTCCAAACTCGGTATTATCAGACATTGCTGAGTTTAAAACTGAGATGAATTGTTCTGCCCAATTTGTATTAGTTGGGTCATTCCATCTAATTGTTTGTCTGCTTAGATCTCTTCCGTTACTATCAAAAATTGATTCTGTAGTATTAACCGAAACAAACTTTAGTAGCCCTTTAGATGGTGTGTTTCTTTTTGCGTTATAGGATAGCATTCTAGCAATACGTAATACACTTTCCTTTCGTTCTGCTAGTTCAATAAAATTTTCTCTACTTGCTAAATCAATTCTAAATGATAGACTCTGCCCTAAGAATGCTATAGCATCAATCAAAGCAAGATACTCAGAACTTTCAATATAATCGTTAAAATCTTCAGGATAGTTTTCACGCAGATATGTAATAATTACTCTACGTAAGTTTTCAAAGTCGTAAGACTTAAAATCAGCATTTTTAAAAGTCTGATAGATGCGCTTCCAGTCTTCGTTCAATATTAAATTATTCTGTCTTGATGTTGTGCTCATTGCTGTTTTCCTATATTAATATTTAGCGTCTATCATTAACTGCTTAGTTTATTATCTTCTTGTTTTTATCAAAATTAAACGTCATTCTTTCGTTAACATTAAAGGGCAAATATGTAATATCTGCTTCAATTCTAATTCCTTGTTCTGTGCTATCAACTATAATTCCATTAACTCCAATTCGAGGATCATAATTTATAATATCTTCCACATCCTGAGCAATAAGACTCTTTACTTCTTCCGTAAATTGTTCAAATATCATGTCCCATATTATGGTTCCAAATGCAGGATTTTCTAACTTTTCACCCTTACGAATATAAAAATGGTTTATTAAGTCTTGTTTTACTAGATCAATATCATACAACTTAAATCCGTCAGCAGAATTACTAGAGTTAAAACCTTTGTATGTGAATGCTTTTGTTTCTGATGTGACAGTAGCTCTTTCAGTTGCAACAGATTGTGTATTATATAACTTTGCCATTTTAGTTCTCCTCTCCTATATCTCTCTATCCGTATTTTTTGGTGTTAGATCATTCGGCGCATTGTTTTCATGTAACGGCCACGGTTCGTGCATAGGAACTCTTTTCATTATTGATTTAATTTGTCCGTCAATATAACGCTTATTTTCGTTCCAACCAATATCAGTATTAGTAAAGATGTTCGGATGGGTAATTAGGTTGGCAATATTTAATGCAGGATCTGCTGTTCTTGCTTCAGGCCCATTCATATGGATATTTGTTGCAGTTTCAATATGATCTCCACCGCTTTTAATTTCTGTATTGGTTGTGGCAGTCAACGATGTTCTTGCACCCGTTTTGACATCAAGGTTAATTGCCTGTTCAATTCTTGTATTACCTATCACATCAATATCTAAATCTCCGGGAACAATAACGCCTTCAGCATTTTCATAACTGCGGGTTTCAATCTTGCCATTTGCACCTATCAGTATGTTGGTATTAAATGCACTTTCCATCTGTATTCTACCTGCTTCATTTTCTGCTTCGTCTTTTATTTTAGGTATTGGATTTCCATCATCATCTCTTCGATGTAGTTCTGTTGGGGAAACATATTCAGCAGTGGCTTTCATGTTTATATTTCTTCCTGCTTCAATATTAATATCTCTATCAGCCTTAATATTAAGATCATTTTCGCTGTGTATGCTAATACTATCAGCACCATAGATATCAATCTTACCGTTGGCTGTTAATTCTATCCATGCCGTTCCTCTTGCATTACCAACATAAATTAGATCCTCTGTATTGTGTAATAATAGTTGGTGTCCGGTTCTCGTTCTTATCCTGGTATATTCATTATATGGTATTTCAACATTACCTTTTTCTCCTGCGGCAACATCAGCATACTTAACTGGTCCTGAAGAGGCTGCGGTTGTTCTCAGATAACGCTCGTCTCCATCGTCAATTACAAATTGTGTTCCGCCTAATCTACTTACAGGTATAAGAGTTGGAGACAATGATTCTTTTGCACCAATCTGCATCCTTTTAGAATTTGGTCTTTTGTCTAATGGACCAGGTGTGCTTATACCAAATACACTGTTTGGGTTTTGTCTTCTTGAACTGGAAGTAGTAACTCCTCTAACATCATCTTCTAGCGTACCTTGTTCTAAGAATCTATCTGCAATTGGGTGTACTGGTTTTTTAATTTTTTCAGGATTTGTTTCTTGTACCTGAGTATTATATCTTTTATTAATATCGCCTGTTGGCAACGGTTGCTTTGTATTATACTTTTTCTTATCAGCATCAGTAATTGCAACTTCTTTTGTTCCAGCAATTGCAGGAACCATATGATTACTGAACGACGGAGGAATACATGCGAACCAATATCCTTGTGCAGGATCTCCATCGGCAAACATACACATAACTGTTACTCCAACGTCTGGTGGTACAAACCACATTCCGTATGATTTTTGTGTGTCATTAAAGTCATTAGGATTATTCCCCATTGCTTCAAACGGTGTATACCCAAAGAAAGGCATTGCCGGGCTAACCAAATATGTTTGACTTTCTGTTCTTGTGTCATTGCCTTGATTACGCAAGAGTGTAACTTTTAATTTTCCGTTAAATGTAGGATCAAGAACACTGACAATCTTGGCTAGATAGATTCCGTTACCGATCCTATTGTCTTTGGTTGAGTTTGCTGGAGTTCTAGTTTCTTGAGCCATTATATTGCTACCCCACCACCACTACTTTTAAAAGGAGAAGATTTTGGTTGAATTTTAGTTGCAATTGCTGACTCTTTACTTTGTGGTATTGGTTTTCCGTCATAGTCAATTGGTTGTCCTGATTTTCTAATACATTTTAACACTTGTGTAAATTGTCCGGATTCAAATAAGTTTTCTACTCGTGTAACTTGGTATATTCCACTAAAGGGACTTTCTACTCCTCTCCTAGAAAATTCATACAATTTTGTTTGTGTGTTAACATCTGCAGGTGTTCTAAAACTGATGTAAATGTAACAGTCCTGTCCTTCGTAGTTAGCCGTTCCGTCATTAGTAATCTGTTCAGATTGGGCAGAAGGCTTGGCAAAATAATTTCCCATGCCGCTATCAACCATCCAATAAGTATCACCTAAAATTTGTAAATCAACACTGACTAAGTCAGCACTACTACCGCTAAGGAATGCATCATGAAAAGATTCTGCAACTTGTTTTTCAACATCAACATATCCCGATCCACCTTTTCTATTTTTAAATAGTGCCGGAGATCTTTTCTTTTTGGCTTTCCCTAAATTTGCTGTTTGAGCAACGGCTGCATTTCCTTCTTGTTGAACTGCTTCAACTTCTTCTCCGGCTGCAACTCCTTGATTATCATTATTAACATTTGACGGTGTATTTGCTTCGGGGTTTGCCGAACCGCCAGTATAGAATAAGTTATCAATCTTAATATCAAACTTAATAATATCTTGGTTCTGACCTGTGTAGATATAATTGTATCTTTTAACAATTTTCTTTTCTAGTTGGCTGTAACCGATATTTGCAGATGTTGGTGAACTGAATACACTATGATGTACCATAAAAGGAACTACTCTAAAAGTATACTTTTTAGCAAAATCTCCTATTAAAATATCGTAGTCTAAAAATTCAATTTGAACATCGACCCTAAACCATTTAATAAAACCATCAACAAGATTTACAGGATCCAACGCTTTTTTAGAATATGTTGAACTTAAAATAACTTGAACTATAATATCAGTTAGTTTCTGTTCTTGTGCAAATGAAAAAACACGAGTTTTCGGATTAATAGTCATCTTGTCTCTTTCAACTAATCCTGTTTCTTCATTATATACATCTCCCTCTTTGGAAAAATCAAAATTTCCTCCAGTAGCAACACCGTAACTAAATGATGCTTTTCCTATAAAATTTTCTGAAAAGGTATCACTAGTTATAGGTTTTGCTTTTCCAACCGATTTAGTTTTTCTCCTAGACTTAGAAGTTGCTCCTTTATCGGCGCTGCCTCCTGAAGAGTGTGTGATAAACTCATCACTGGTTGCTGGAAATTGTATATCGTAAATATCTTCTACTGAATATTGTTTGTTTTTTACGTTTTCTTCTTCGGCTCTTTTTAATATAGAAACAAGACTGTTTTCTCCTGTTTTTAACATTTCTTCAACGGTGTTCTCATTAGGAGCAGCAATTTTAATATCCTTAAAAGTTAAATCAACATTATCACTTAGAGCAGAATGGTTATAAGGTATTGCCTTAACCATATATTTGCTACCACTCTCATCAACTTCAAATTTTACTTCGGTTAGTTTCATAGGAAAGAATTTTGATTTTACACTAGACAGTGACTGCATGTTTTGCTGAAATCCTTTAAAGTCTAATCTCAAAAGGAACGCAGCATTGTTTAGATAGTTTGCATATCCTGCTTGAATTGCTGCGGATTGCAAACTTTGTAATAATAATCCCATACTATATGGTTCAAATATCTCAAATTCAAATCCAACAGCATTGCTATTTCCTGTTGATTGTGATGCTGAAACTGTTGCTGCCATTTTAAAATTATCAACAAAAAATTCAGGTTTGCCATAAATTGTAGACTGTCTAGATTCGTCACCTCTACCACCGGAAGAAAATATAATACTTGACTTGAGGGTGGTCGTTTCAACGTCATCAATTCCGTCTCCAAAATCTGCTGTTGCATCTTTCTCAATATCAAAGGTTTGTCCAGCAAAGGAAAGATCGTCTGTTCTATAACTCTGAGGATTATTAAATTGTTGAGGTGTTAATACTGCAAGTGTCCACAAAGGTGCATAACTAGCAAACTGCATTAATGGGTTTGGAACAATGTTTCTTAAATTTTGTCCAGTAGCACCACTATTACTTTCTTCTTTTTTAGCACCTTCAATACTTTCTCCATCGTTTGAAACTTTTGCAGTTGCTCCTTTAAGTGCTGCTACGGCTTCGGCAATGCCAAGATTGATTCCAGCCGGTACTTGATCAGGAACTTTTGATACCGGGGTTCCGTCCGGCTTTTTATTTTGATATTCATCTAGTTGCTGTTGTGTACCATAGATTCGTTGGGTGGCTCCGTTTTTCTGTACGTCAATAAATGGCTGGCTTCTGTCAATATTAAAATTAACAGTGTTGCCGTTGCTTTGTATCCTTCGTTCGGTAAATTCAGCAGCCATCCTACGCCCCTAAAAACTTATTAAGATTAGTTGCTTTAGGAATATAAATTTTTGTACCTATTTCAAAATCGTATATTGGGTCTTTAAGAACATCCATATTTCTTTGTACAAATACCCACCATAATTTAGCATCACCGTAGATATCATATGCTAACAAATCTGGTCTATTTTTATACTGTCCTTCAATTGCATAAAGAAGATCGTCATCCTCTGCAGGAACTGGGCGTATGTTTAATAATTCAAGATAAAGATTATTTTGACTAGTAGTTGCATACGCTGATGAAATATTGTAAATTGCCATATTATAGGTATCCTTGTCCGCCGATTACCATCTTACCGGATGCATATTTTTTAAGATCAAATTGTCTTAGACTTTCTCTGTTGTAGATAGGTTGTACAATAACATTTAATGTACTTAAAATTGGTACCCATGTAGTACCGAACCTTGTGCATTTAATATAGTTAACATCCTCTGGAAATGTTAGTGAAAAACTTTTAACCACTACTGGAATATTTTCAAAAATATTTGATCCGTAACCGCTTAGTTGACAAATTATTGGTGGGTTACCTGCGTTATCTCCTTTCCCATAAAACATCTTTGTGGCTGTTCTAAAGAACGTGGTTGCGGCAATCCAGTATGAAGCATCTTTTTCAGTTTCAGCAATAAACTTTCCAGCAATATTAATTTCGTCAACTTGAGAATTTTTATAAGCCATAAACGGATAGTTGTTGTGTGTAGGTTCAATAGTATTGTAATTGGCTTTAGTCGAAAGTGTAATGTTAGGAAGTACAGGAAACACAACTCCGCCTGTTTCTTCCAATAACTTAAACATATCGCTATCGAAAACATTCCATGCAGTATCAAGTTTAACTCGCCAATCATCCTTAGACGACTTGC